TTGGGAACGAGGTTCAAGGGCTTTTCCGGTCCCGTCGGATCGGGAAAGAGTTCTGCTCTCTGCTTTGAGGCGTTGCGACTCGCCTATCAAAACCCGGGCAGAACCGGGCTGATCGGCGCGCCCACGTACAACATGCTGGGCGACGTGACCGTGCGGGCATTCCTGGAGCACTGCGGCGATCTAGGCGTAGACTTCACGATGAGTCGGGCGAGGCGCACCGTCACTCTGACGGAGAGCCGGGCCACAATCCTATTCCGGTCTCTCGATTCGCCGGAACGGCTACGAGGTACCAACCTCGCCTGGTTTGGATTGGATGAACTGACCTACTGCTCACCGGATGCTTGGTCGAGGCTCGAAGCGAGACTACGAGATCCAGCGGCGGCGAGGCTCTCCGGCTTCGCTGTGTGGACGCCGAAAGGATTTGATTGGGTTTACCGCAAGTTTATTGCGGCCCGTGCGTCTTCTTACGGACTCGTCCAGGCTGCTCCGTTTGAGAACACGCACCTACTGGAGGCGACTCCGGACTACTACCGCAACCTAGAGGAAAGCTATGACAAATCGTTCTATGAGCAAGAGGTTCTGGGCCAATACAGCAACCTCAGCGCAGGCCGGGTCTATCATAGCTTCTCCCGCGACGATCACGTGGCCGACAAGCAACTTAGGGCGGATCTCCCGCTGTTGGCGGCGTGGGACTTTAACGTCAATCCCATGACCATACTGATCGGTCAGTCCGAGGGGATCTCGATCCACGTCTTGGACGAGATCATTCTCTCTTCGTCATCAACCGAAGAGTCGCTACAAGAGTTTACTCAGCGCTACGGGGGGCACAGAGCAGGCATGAGATTTTATGGAGACGCCAGCGGACGGCAACGCCGTACGTCGAGTCAGTACTCCGACTTGGAGATTATTCAACAGCACGCGGCCGCATCTCCAAGTTGGAAAGCCGAGGTCCTGTTCGAATCAAAGAACCCAGCGGTTCGCGATCGCACTAATTTGGTAAACGGCCACCTCCGCGACGCGGCGGGCAACCAACGGCTATCGATATCCAAGCACTGTAGCGCACTGATCGACGACCTCGAACAAACCGTCTACAAACCGGGAAGTTCAATCGTGGACAAGAGCGACCCGAACCGCACTCACGCGACGGACGCGCTCGGATACATGCTCTGGGGAGAGCATCTGTCGACGAAGTCGATCGGCGAACAACCGGGGCGTTTGGTCTAGCACGCTAGGGACTCACACTATGATCGAACTTCTCGAAATAGAACATCCGCGATATCGAGATCGCAAGGCGATGTGGTCCCAGTACTGGGATCTCTATGTCGGCGGCGAGCAATTGCGTCGTAACGCTTCGATGCATCTCGTCCGAAGACAGAAGGAGCCCGGCGACATCTATAATGAGCGGCTCGCCCGGGTCTTCTACGAAAACTACTTGGGGAGCTGCATTGATTGGTATGCGGCATCGCTGTTCCGGACGCGGCCGACCTTGGAGTGCCGAACGCAGGAACCAGCGGCCGGCCGATTCTACGACGACTTCGTACTGAACTGCGATTGCCGCAACACGAACCTTTTCGAACTACTTCGCCAGACGTTCGTCGAGACATTGGTCTACGGAGAAAGCTACGTTCGAATCGACTTTCCGAATATTGCGGGCGAGGCAGCCACGCGCGCCGAAGAGGATCTATCCGGCAAATCGAGAGCGTTTCTTGCTCCCTGCTCCCCGCTAGAGCTCGTCAATTGGAGTCGTGATGCGACCGGAGACTTCGAGTGGGTCATTCTGCGCACGGAGCGCGAGTTTCAACCACGAGCGGACGAAGCAAAGATTGTGGAAGAAACGCGGTGGACGTATTTCGACCGCGAACATTTTCGGGTCTATTCAAGGCGAAGCGACAAGAACGAGTCCGGCGAGCCGACAATCGTTTCCGAAGGGCGTCATTCATTGGCTTCATTGAAGCGTGTTCCGCTCATTCGAATGTCCGTCTCGGACGGATTGTGGTTGGCGAACAAGGCGGGGCTTCTGGCGAAAGAACATCTCAATAAGTCCAATGCGCTCTCTTGGGCGCTACATATGGGACTGTTTGCGATGCCGGTGGTCTACTCCGAGCGGGAGTGGCAACAGATGGTTGGCGAGGCGTACTACATTCAGCTCGGCCCGGACGACAAGTTCGGCTGGACCGAGCCGGAGGGGAAGGTATTCCAAATAGCCGCCGATAACTTGGATCGACTGAAGGACGAGATCTATCGCGTTTGCTATCTGATGACGCAGGCGGGCGGACGTGAAGCGCGCAACCTCGGACAATCGGGCGCCAGCAAGCGAAGGGATTTCGCGGTTACTCATGAGGTCTTGCGCGCATACGGCGGAATGCTCAGGGATTTTGTTCGAGAGGTCGTGCAGACCGTAGCAAAAGCGCGCCGGGACACGGTGGAAGTGGAAGTAGCAGGGCTGGACGAGTTCGAGCATACAGATCTTCGAGATGAGATTCAGCTCGCCGCGGAGCTTGAGAAGCTTGGGCTGAACTCGCCGCGCCTGGCTAAGGAGGTACGCAAAAGGGTGGCGCTCAAGTACCTCGACACGGCGAGCCAGGGAACGAAGAACGCGGTTCTTGACGAGATCGACCGCGCCGGTATTGAGGGAGGCCAGCGATGAGCGAGATCACCACACCGCCAGTTGAGGCCACGCCCGGTGCGTCGCCGGCCTCTCGTTACCGAATGGAACTGGAAGACGAGCGACGTCGAAGGCAAGAACTCGAACAACGAGTCCAAGAGCTGGCGGCTGAGAACCAACGAACTCGACGAGAAGTCTCGGAGACGGACAGGATCGGCCGTATCCGCGAGGCGCTCCAAGAGCGCGGCGTCAAGAAGACGGACCTGGCCGTTCGGATTGTGCGTGAGGACGTGAGCAGAGCCGAAGACGGGGAGCTGTTTGGTCAATTGCACGGAGAGCGTTTGCCGCTGGACGAGTATCTCAGCCGATTTCTGGGAGAGAACCCTGAACTGCTTCCACCGCGAATCGCGGGCGGGTCCGGTATCACGCCGCGGGAGGGGATGGAACTGAGTCGGGCAGGATTCGCGCTCGAAGACATCCGGCCGGGAATGAAGCCGGATCAGACGAAGCAAGCTTGGAAGGAAGTGGCTCGATTGATGGGAGCCGAATAGAGGCGTCCTCAAGAGTGTCCACGGGTCGCCAAGGAGCGACGGCCGCTGCGATCTTCGCAGCGGCCTTTTTGTTGGGCGGGATCACAACGTCTTCGGGCGTTCTCGGAAACCGTCTAAGAGTGTGGCCGGGCCAGTCGGCTCCGGTCTTGGAACAGCTAAAAGGAGACTGTGGATGGCTGCGATTACCTCGACGAACGTCGCGCAAGCGATCGTCAAGCTCGTGGCGGCGGATGCGCTGCCAGCTCTTATGGGGAACCTCGTCATGGGGAACCTCGTCAACCGGAACTATGAACCTGTCCTTGGACAGGCCGGCGATACCGTCAACGTTCCCATTCCTCCGGCGATGAGCGCCAACAACATTGCCGAAGGGGGGACGGTCCAGACTCAGAACCCCAATGTCGGAAACGCTCAAATCGTACTGAACACCCACGCGGAGGCAACCTTCCAGGTGCCGGACGTCACGAAGGTGCTGGCCGTGCCGGACCTTCTTCGGGTGTATATGGAGCCGGCGGTGATCGCGATCGCCGAGCGCATCGAGACGGATCTTCTGAATCTGTATGCGCAATTTTCCAGCAACCCTGTTCTTGGCGCACCGGGCACGACCTTGACGGAGAGCGTCGTGGACCAAGCGGAGACGGCTCTGTTTCAAGCGAAAGCCCCGGCCAGCCAGCCGCGGCACCTCGTTGTGGACGCGGACTCCTACTCGGCGCTGCGTCAGATCCCTCGGTTCAGTGAATACCAATCAGCCGGAGAGGCTGGAGTACAGGCGCTGATCAACGGGACGGTGGGACGCCTGAAGGACTTCACGGTCTTTCGCTCGCAGTTCACGCCGAAGACCGGCAGTTCGCCGACGACCACCCACAATCTGGCATTCGCCAGAGACGCGGTTGGGCTGGTTATTCGACGCTTGCCCCAGCCGCTGCCGGGTACCGGAGCGATTGCCGAGTACGCGGAGCTGGGCAACTTCGGCATGCGCGTGGTGATGAGCTATCAGCCGAATACGCTGGCACAGCAATTCACCGTCGACGTGCTCTACGGTGCAGGGGCCATCCGACCCGAGTTTGGGATCCAGATCGAATCCTAGACGCTGCGGGCGTGCGGTCACGTCGCGGCGGCGACCGCACGCCCCTTTTTCCACGGAGAGGCGAATGAATCTAAAAACCTATTACGGGCGCATACGAGAGATCGAGAACGCGATTGAGCAGGACTGGGTCGTAGTCAAGAGCGTCGCGACCGAGTCCGGCGGAATCGCCGGAAGGTTCACCGAAGTCGGTCGAACGACGGCGGCCAAGATGATCGTAGAGGGCGCGGCTGAACTGGCCACGCCTGAAGAGAGCGACAAGCATCACGCCGCCGCCGAGGTGAAGCGGCAGGCTGAACAGGATCGGCGTCGGGCGGCCCAGGTTCAGTTCACAGTGCTTTCCGAGTCCGATCTACGATCGTTGAGCCGAAGAGGAAGAGCTCAGAAGGAGTAGCGATGGCCTTACTACATGACGGCGTGATTTCGACCGTCGAGGACCTGCGGTCGTATGAATCCGATATTCAAGAGACGGCTCTCGCGGAGGGGCTCGACGTTGAATCAAAAATTCGGTTGGCCCAGGTAGAGATCGAAGCTCAGTTGACTGCATCGGGACAGCGGCCGGGCAACTTCTTTCTCGCGGACGGGATGAGTTCTCACGAGACGGCGACGAGCCGCTCGACAGTTCGGTTCGACGCCTCACAGGTCGTCGTCACTCCGCCGCTCAAGATGTGGCACACCTTCCAGGCGCTGTCGCTGTTCTACCGGGACGCGAACAGTCGGAGAGCTAGTGACCGGGCGACGGCGAAGTGGATCGAGTACAAGGAGTTGGGCAAGTGGTCGGCCGACTTACTCTTCCAGACCGGCGTCGGGCTTGTATTTTCGCCCGTAAGTCGTCCAACGGGAATCGAATTGTCGTTCAGCCAGTCCTCGATCGACTCTCTGTCGCTGATGGCGCGTGCAAGTTGGGTGGCGGGAGAGAGGGAAGGGGCCGCGAGTAGCTCTCGGGCGGTCACGACCCCAACAGACCACGCGCTGTCGGTTGAGATGCCGGAACCGCCGCCGACGGCGACCGGATGGAATGTCTACGTCGGTACGACTGGAAGCGAATTGCGGCTGCAGAACTCGACCCCAATTCCGCTAGACACAGCGTGGACGATGCCTCCGACAGGCCTAACGGACGGTCGTCCTGTAGGTGATGGTCAATCGCCCGACGCCTATCGGACGATTCCGCGCTTTGTTTGGCGAGGGTAGGAACACGACTTGGCAAACCTATCAATAGCAGCGCTGGAGGCCCTTCGCGGTCTCTTGATCGGCCCGGACGGGCTCAACGATCAGGCGTACTCGATCGCCGTTCGCGACATGGTCCGTATTCCGGAGATCAAACCTGAACAGGTCTTGATTCGGCACACCGACGTTGCATTGGCTGATGGAGCGACGATCGTACCGTTTCCCGCGGTGTATCTGTACTGCGAGCGGATCGAGAACCTGATGGAGTCGAAATTCAGGGAGTTTTCGGGACGGGTGTCAGTTGTGGCCGAGGTCCGGGTAAGCGGGCGCAGCGTTCGCGGCCTAGATCTCTATGCCGCCCGCCTGGTGGAAGCGGTCGGCAACGTCTTGGCCGCCAACCGGGGGAAGTGGACGGAGGCCTGCGCTTTCGACGGGCGCTTTGCGGCGACTTTCGATCCAGTAGAAGAAGGCGGCGTCAACTTCATCCAGTCAGCCCGCATCGAGATCGAGCTAATTGCAGCGGCCTAAAAAACTACGGGCTGTAGGAAACGGTAAGAAGGGGAGCACATATGCCGGACTGTATTCTGTCGAGTCAAAACCGATTCTATGTCGACGTGGAGTCGGCGTTCGGTCAAGTGGGTTCCATCGATCCGTCGGCACGCCTGTCGGCGGTCCGTCTCGGCGTGAGGCAGCGCAAGGAAGCACCAACCCGACGTGATAAGACAGGAAGCCGCACCTTTACCGGCATCGTCCCCGGCGGTCGCACGGAGACCGATTTTTCGCTTGAAACCTATTTGGTTGAGAACGGGACCCCGTCGTCGCCTCCCGCCGCGGGCGCTTTGATTCAGTCGGGAATGGGAGCGGACCCGACTATCTTTACAGGCGGATCCGCCGCAGCGGGTTCGACGCCTTGGACTGTGGTCTTTGCCTCTCCGCACAATCTAGTCGCGGGCCAGGGCTTTACTATCGACGGCGAGTTGCGTTTCGTCGAGACGATCAACGACGCGAATACTGTGACGGCCAACGCACCATTCTCAGCGGCTCCCGGCATCGGTGTAGCGATCACGCCGACGATCAGCTACTTTCCGGCAGATACGTTGCCCAGCTCCTCGATCTTTGATTATTGGGACCCCGCGACGGCTGTACAGCGAATTGTCGTGGGAGCTTCCGTCGAGCGGCTCCGGGTCCGCGTGAACGCGGACTTCCATCAACTGGAGTTTGAAGGTCCGGCACAGGACGTCATCGACAGCGTTTCCTTCTCAACCGGACAAGGGGGACTCTCTAGTTTTCCTCCGGAGCCGGCGGTGTCGGGCGGAACACCGCCGCCGGTTCCAGGCAACCTGGGACAAGCGTGGCTCGGACAAACAGCAACGAAGTTCTTGACGATGACGTCAGCCGTAGTCGAGTTGGACAACGATCTGGATCTCAGAAATCGAGAATTTGGAACGTCGCTACCGCAGTGCGCCGCCCCCGGACAGCGTAGGGTGACCGCCGAGATTGAGCTATTTGAAGTCGACGATGAGGCGACACGAGGCCTCTATGCAAGCGCCCGGGCTGAGACGCCAATCCAGGCCATGTTCCAGCTTGGCCAGTCGCCCGGCCAACTCTTGGGCGTGTACCTGCCCAGCTTGACGCCTTCGGTTCCCGAGTTCGACGACGGGGACCGGGTGTTGAAGTGGAAGTTTTCCAATTCCCGAGCGAAAGGTACGGCGAACGATGAAATGGTCGTGGCTTTTGGCTAGTGCGATATGAAATACGAAAGCACAGTGCACAAGGCCTCACTCGTCCGACCAGGTGTAGGCTACCGAATTCGGCGGATGTCGTTCGGGCGGCGAATAGAACTGACGCGGAGCATTCGAGAGACGATCAGCCGCCAGCATTTTCTTGAGGCCGGCCCCCAGGGTGCGGAGCAAGAGGCAGAGGCCGCGCTCCTGGCTGCCGAGATTGATCGCGAGTACCTGAAATGGGGCCTAGAAGAAGTAACCGGACTTGAAATCGACGGAGCGCCGGCGACGCCGGATCTCTTCATTGGAGGCGGGCCCGAGGACATAGTGGCCGAAGCCCTCGGCTTCGTACTCGCCGAGGCCGGCCTATCGGAGTCGGAAAGAAAAAACTCAGAGTCGCACTCCACTTTAGCCAAGACCGTCAGTCCGGGTGGAAATGCGACGACTGTAGAAGGAACGGACTCGAACGAGGACGCCGCTGCGGTTGGCTGCCCGGCGTCGAGCGTAAGCGCGCAGCCGGACCGGTTTGGGTCAGTCAGATAGCCGGACCCACCGGGCCCCGACTGTCCACAGAAGAGTGTCCGGTCAGCTATATCACCGCCAACTCCTGGGGGTGGATCGAGGAATTTGCAGTTCGACGGCGGCTCTCAGCTCCCATGGCGGACCTGGGAAATGAAGCGGCGCGGACCGTCGACGCACAGGTGGTTCTGGAAGTGGAAGCGCAGTTCATAGAGGGGGACACGAATGGCGAACCGACTGGATGAGCTCGCAGGGTCACAACACAGAACCGCAGAAGAGCTGAGACGTCTCGCAGGCGAGTTGCGACGCCGCTCCAAGGCGTCGTTTCGGGTCGAAGTCAGTCAATCAACCGACTCGCCGTCCTCTAGCGCGATCGTACGGGCGGCCCTCCCGGAATCACAACGACTCTCTGGTGATCTGCCGGGAGTTCCAGGGAGCGCAGCGCTTGAGGCGACGACGAGAGCACTGCGGGAACTCGCCGCAGGCGTCACGGAGAACACCTCCGCGCTCCAGACGAGCGCATCGGCGGCAAAGAGGGGATTGGCGGGCGTCGCAGGCGGGTTGTTGAGAGACGCATCCGGCGGCGGAGGAGCTCTCGGACTACTCACCAGCGGCCTTGGCCTCGCGCCCTTGGGCTCGTCCATCTTAAAGCTGTTCGGAAAGCGCCGCCAAGAGCTGGAAGAGCTACGGGCTTTCGAGTCGCCTCCGCCAATCCATGTGTCGGCCGTCAACGGCGAGGGACATCCCTTCGCGCTTCCCCGAGCAGTACGTGGGGACCGGGGCAACGTCCGAGCCGTGGGAGAGCGCCCGCCCACGGCGCCGGCGGTAGTCGTCAACGTGGATGCGATGGACTCTCGTTCATTCATGGATCGCTCCGGCGAAATCGCTTCGGCGGTACGAGAAGCCATGTTGCACATGCATCCGGTCAACGATGTGGTCAGCGAACTTTAGGGAGGACCTATGACGCCTGTATTCGACACCGTGCCCGATCACTGGAGACATCCTGTCGGCCCCTACCGCCAAGCGCCCTCTGAGTTCGGCGGCAAGTGGTGGCTGACCAACCCATTCACGGGAGAAGCCCCATGGACAAGGACGAGGGCGGAGGTGGAGGAAGCTTCTCTGCCTCCAGGCTTCAGCGAACTGTTCGGTCCTCGCCCCCAATCTCAGGACTACCACTCAGCCGGTAACCCGAGTCTCGCTTTTCGCACCGCCGTAGGCCTCTGGGAACAGTCGCTTAGACACTTCAAACGAGCCGGGTATCCAGAGTGGACGCAAGCAGGTGATTGGGTGGAGGCAACCGCTGCTTTCGAGTACTGGGGTCTCGGTCGTCCAAGGCACTACGAGGGACGCTACGGGTGGATGACCCGGTTTCCAGAATCGGGTATTCGAGACTTCGAGGCGATGACCTGGACGGCGCTAAACGCATCGCAACTGGTCGTGGCGCAATATCAGCTGCGCTTGCTCGACCGAGGCGTCGTACCCGAGAAGCGCCATCCGTTCGTTCCGCCAATAGCGTGGCCGCAAGAGTAGTCGTATATCAAGGGGGATTCTTCAGATGGCTCAAATCAAATCTGGTCAAGTGGTGACCGTCGGCGGCGCAAGCGAGTCGGCGTCTCTCGAGTTGGGCACAGACACCTTAGTCGGCCTGTATTGCCCTTCGCCGATCGACGCACAGTCGCTGGGTATCCAAGCGAGCGAGGACAACCTGGCGTTCGTTGGAATTCGGGACGGGGATGCAAGTCTCGTCGTGCCTGCCGCGGCAGGATCGTACGTAGCGATCGATCCGACCAAAATGCTGGGAGCGCGCCACGTTCGCCTGACCCATCTCGATGCTGCGGAAGCCGCCGTCAACGAGACCGGCGACCGCACATTTACTCTCATGTTTCGCTCCTTCGAGTAACGATCCATGTCAATCCTGCTTCTCTCTACTGGAGGCGACGTCCACCTTCCCGACGGCCTGCAAGCTCTCTATTCGTTTGCATCCGGCGAAGGGCAAGTGCTCAAGGACGTCTCCGGACGGAACCACGACGGCGTTTGGGGCTCAATTACCGGCGCAGACGCCAACGATCCGACGTGGACGGCGGCCGGTGCGAGTTTCGCCACGGACGACTACGTCGATGCCGGCGCGCACCTCGAGATTCGTCCTGAACAGTGGACGGTCTGCGCGGCCGTCAAGCAAACGACGGGCGTGCCCAACCCTCTGATCGGCTGGGGGAACTCCTCATTTCCGACCCTCTACGCGGCAGCGCCGTTCAATTCGAACAGGCCGCTGATTTGGCTGGCCAACGGGTGCTTTCGCTACTTCGAATCCACCAATCCGGTCAACGTGCAGGACGGACAATGGCACTTCCTCTGCTTCCGCTGCCCGGGCAACACCACTACCGGGATATCGCAGAGCAGCCTCATTGTGGACGGCCAGGAGCAGGCCGTCCACAGCACGACGGCGACTGAGGACGGCCTACCCAAGACCACCTTCCTGCTGGGCGCCTCCGGCTCCACTTACTTCGCCCAGATGGAAGCGTCATTCCTTTCGTTGCACGACCGCGCACTGACGGACGCCGAGGCGGAGGTGATGCGCGAGCACGCTCGAGACCTGCTCGACGGCCGCGTCACATTGCCTTGATGCTGCGCGACGAAATCGAGCGCTTGACGGCAAGTCGCGTGCGTCTCGAACTCAATTCTCCGCAGGTAGAGGGGTAAGAGATGCCACAGTTTCCAACACTCAAGACAGGGGTAACGGCGCAGTTCCCCACTGAGCGAGTACTCGAGTACTCGACCCAGATAGAGCGCTTTGTCGATGGGGCCGAACAGCGATTTCGGGACGCGGCGGCTCGGCAGCGTCGCTGGGTAATCGAACTCTCGCAGCTGGACGAGACTGAGTTGGCGGACCTTCGCGTCTTCTTCGACGAGTTGCAAGGCATGGCAAACACTTTCGATTTCGTCGATCCCTGGACGGGTGGAGCTCCGACGACCTGTCGTTTGGCGGCAGACTCATTGGAAACTCGGTCCTTCGGTGAGTTCGATTCGAGGACCCGTTTGATTGTCGTTGAGGCGATATGAGGACCTTTCCCCAATTCGGCATCGGCGCGCCGGCTCAATTTCCCTTTGATCGCAGCGTCTCGTATCGGACCGTCGTCAACCATCCCGGGCCTTCGACACAGATCCTCTACGCGGATCCCGACTATGAGGAGCGCCGCTGGCGCCTACCGCTCCAGTCTCTCAGCGATCTGGAGTGGCAACGAGTCGAAGATCTCTTTGCCGAAGTCTCTGGGAGGCTCGAATCGTTCCTTTTCCTCGAGCCCGGCTCGAACTGCCTCTTGTGGTCTGAGAATCTGACTGATCCGGCGTGGACCAAAACCGCGATTGCCGTGACGAGCGGGCAGACGGATCCGCTTGGAGGTACAAACGCCTCACTATTGAGCGCGAGCGGTCCGGGCGTCTTGCGACAAACGATCGCCGCACCATCTGATTTCGCCTACGCGGCTTCCTGCACGATCCGGACAGAAGAGGCGGGCGTGACGCTCCGCCTGACGGACGGGGCGGGCCCCGAAGCTGTATCCACGGTCTCCGCGGACGGCGTGTGGCGGAGACACGAAGTCTCCTTCAGAGGGACTCCAGGGGAGGAGTCCGTCGACTTCGAGATTCATATTCCGTCCGGCGCGTCGGCCGAGATTTTTGGACCGCAACTTGAAGGACAAACCTCGGCGTCTTCGTACAAGAAGACAACGGAGCGGGCAGGTCTGTTCCCGCTCACCCGCTTTGATCACGACCATCTACCGGATCGACTGAGCGGTCCCGGAAACCACTCAGGAGAGGTTCGACTCATATGGACACCATCGCTCACCTAAAAGAGCTTTCAATCGCTGAGACGCCGCTCCTATTGTTCGACGTTCAACTCAACGACGGGACCACGGCTCATTGGTCGACGCACGACATCGTGCTCGATGCTACGACGTACGATGCCCGCGTGCTTCGGCACAATTTCTTCGAACTCCAGGCTGCGGGCGACGGAGGTATCGACGCCGTTCCGAGAATCACGATGACGTTGGCTAACGCCGACTCCTATTTCTCTCAGCTCGATGCGGCCGAGGGCCTCAAAGGGGCCCGACTCACCGCCACATTCGTATTCTATGATCTCGTCGCAGCAACGCCGGCGACGGAATCAACTGTCGTTTTTCAAGGGCAACTAAATCCACCCGACGAATTGACCGAAGCCGAGGTCCGCCTGACGGCGCTCAACCGGATGAATATGCAGCGAGTTCTGCTGCCTCCCATCCGGATTCAGCGGCGCTGCCCCTGGTCGTTCCCAGCCACGGTCGAACAACGCCAGCAAGCCGTATCCGGCGGTTCCGAAGGGCTGTTCGCCCGATTCTACCCTTGCGGGTACTCACCGGATGTTCCCGGCGGGTCCGGAAATCTGGATGGCGGGGGGGCGCCGTTCTCTAGTTGCGAACTGACGCGCGCCGACTGTATCGAGCGGGGAATGTTCGATCAAGACTCATCGGCCGCCGTCACTCGGCGTTTCGGGGGAATCGAGTTCGTTCCCGCCTCGATCTCCGTTCGCAGCCATGGAGCCAAGGAAAGCAGCGTCGCGGCTCCTTCGGTCAATCAAGCCCGATATAACGACTTCGTTCCTCTGGCATACGGCACCGTTTGGTTGGAGCCGCCCACGGTGTTTGCTCGCAACGACGGCAACCTCACTCGGATTGAGGTATTGCTGGCCGCAGGCGAGATTCAATCGATCCAGAAGGTGGTGGTCAACAACATCGAAATCCCAATAGGGATCAGCGGACAAGACATGACCGCCAGCGGTTGGTGGAACCTCTTCGCCGGAGGCGGTCGAATAGGCGGATTCAACCTGAACTTCGCGCAGCAAGACGGTACGCCTCTGGGGGATCCCTATGGAGGGATGGCCGCCTTGTCGATCGTCGTGCCGAATCAGGTGCAGGACGGCACAGGCTTGCCCCACGTCCAGGTATTGCTGGAAGGGATGAAGCTGGAGCGTTTCGACGCTTCCGGCGCTTCGCTCGGGCGACAGTTCTCCAACAATCCCGCCTGGGTGCTGCTCGACCTGTTCCGCAGAAGCGGCTGGAAACTCGCAGAGATCGACCTGCCGAGCTTCGCCTCCGCCGGAGCGATCTGCGACGAGACGATCGCTGCGTTCGACAACCAAGGCGCCCCGGTTTCGCTGCGAAGATTCGAGTGCAACCTCGCGGTTCGAGGTCGGCGCACGGCCGCAGACATCACTCGAGCAGTGCGTAACTCGGCGCGTCTAAGGGTGACCTATAGAGCGAATGGCGCTCTGGCTCTCTTCGTTGAGAACAGCCTGCAGATTCAGCAGCCGAATCCGCCTTCAGGATCCAATGCACTCGAGCCCCTCAATGGGGGGTGGCCAGCATACCACTATGCCGACGGCTCGGTACCGGGCCTGCCGGCCGGGTTCTTGCGCCGTTCAGACGGCGCCCCGGCAATCCGACTGTTCTCTAAATCGATTGCCGACACTCCGAATCGGTTCTCAACGGAGTTTGCAGATCAGTTCAATGAATACCAGCAAGACAGCCTCTCTCTCCATGACATTGAGGATCTGAACCGAACCGGTCAAGAGATCACGGGAAGGCTCATCGTGGACGGGCTGACAAGTTTCGACCACGCGGCCCGAATACTCAAGTTCTTCCTCGACAAGTCTGTCTCCGGAAACCGATTCATCGAGTTCGAAACCAGCGTGAAAGCAGTCGGCCAGTCAGTCGGCGATATTATTGCAATTACCTACCTCAAGGAAGGCCTCAACAGTCAGCCTTTTCGTATCACCGCGATCTCTCCCGGGAGCAACTATAGGCGCGTCCGTATTACGGCCCAGATCCACGACGACGCCTGGTACAACGACACCAATGGTCAGTTGTCTTTGCTGCCGCCGACGGAACGACAGCCGGACTCCGGGCCAAGCGTCCCGGATTCGCTCTACGGGGACGAACTCGACGAGTTCGGCGATCCGAGATTCGGAGTCGATGAGTACCAGGTACCTGGCTCGGACGGTTCCATCCTGACCGAGTTGGAGGTTCGTTTCAGGCCTCCCGAGTCGGGTCGATCGCTCGCCGCCGGAGTTCCATCCGTGAGCCTTCACCCCGTCGTCGCCTCATCGGGAGGAAGCCTGCAGGGAGGCCAAACACTCTACTACGTTGTAAGCGCCGTCGACGCCGACGGCCTGGAAGGGAACCCTTCCTTCGTTGTACGCGCGGACCTGCCGGCGGGCTCGGGAACGTATCAGGTCACATTACAATCGATCCGCTTCTCGAACGGAGCTTCTTCATTCAACGTATACCGTGGGACACTGCCCTCCCGTGTTCATCGCATCGCCGCTCTCCAACCGCTAGACGCACAATTTACCGACGACGGGCTGACTGAGGAGCTCGACGGAGCCCCAAGCCCCCACTACGACCACGCTAACTTTTATTGGAGGCAAGAGGTTGTGGCGGAGCAGTTCGCTTCCATCTTCTCGCCGGATTCAATTGGCGGCGGCGTACTCTCACTGACGACCGACGAACTCGTTGGTCACGTAGTACGGCTCATCCGCGGAAAGGGCTCTGGACAGGAGCGCAAGATCGTCGCCAACACGGCCGACACGCTGACCGTGGAGCCGCCCTGGGTACTTGAACCGGATCCGAGTACGGTCTTCGTTGCGGCGGAAAGCACTTGGCGCTTCGGCGGACGAGCGCGCACAAGTCCAGCACGATTCCAAGTTCCAAACATACGCGACCAAGTCGTGCAGATATCTGGACGATCGGCCAACTCCGGGAACGTGGAATCGCTGGAGGGGCTGGCGTTGACCACCCGCTGGCGAATCGGCGGCGGCGGACTGGGCGTAGCGGACATCGACGTTCCGCCGATGCCTAGCTTTGGCCTATCGGCGGAGGGCGACGGCTCGTTGACCGTATCGGCTGTCGGCTTCGCCATCCTAGAGAATACGCAGTCGATCTCAAGCGGACTCTTCCGATATTGGTATCGCGACGAGTTGCGGGACGCTGAAGCGGTCGTTCTCACGTCCGCGCTCGATTCGTCTGGAACTGAGCTGGCGCTGGATCAACCGGGAACCGCGTCGCTCGATGACCTCGTTCTGGTTGAAGGCGAGATCATGAAGGTGACGGCAGTCTCACCGGACGGGATGACGTACGATGTCGTTCGAGGACAGGGAGAGAGTACGGCACTCGCCCACCCGACCGCCTCCAAGGTGTTCACACTGAGCCGACGAACTGAGACGCTGAGCTTCGAGCCGGGTTTCTTCGGGACGCCGGACGCATCGACGTGGGCTCAGGTGCTTTGGGCGCCCAGCGCGCGAATTACGTACGCCGAGCTAACAGTAACCAATAGGTTCGGGGTCAGTCCAACTTTCGTCGCAGGCTATTCGCACCTCGCGGACAACGGTCTTCGTACGCTGCAAGGCGGGCAGTTCAATTTCCAGATCGAAGGAACCTTAGGAATTGCAAACGATGCGGCGCCGGCCCTTGTCGTGCAAAACTCCGTCTCGATACGCGACATCTTAGCGTCCGTAAAGAGTCCCCCCGCCGGAGGCGACCTCATTGTCGACCTGCGGACGGGAAGCTCCATCCTGGCCACGCTCATTGTGCCCGCCGCATCATCGGTCGCCTTGCCGCAGGAAGGGGCGGACATCCCGATCCTGGCACAGGGGTCGACAATTGAGGTCGACATTGTCTCGGTGGGGCCCCAATTCCCGGGCCAGGACCTTACCGTCACGATCCGGCTCTGA